AGCAAGTGGCCGACAGGCTTACAGCTAAGGGCGCAGTATGGACGGACCTCACTCCGACAGGCAAACCAGTTGTTGACGAAAAGGCGCTTAAAGAGAATCATCATGTTCCCGAAGCGCAACAAGTACTGGAATACCTCTTACTCCAGAAGCGGTACGCTCAAGTCAACTCGTGGCTAGAGCACGTACAGGATGACGGGAGGGTACACGGAAGGGTCACTACTAACGGTGCTGTAACCGGACGTATGACTCACCAGAACCCAAACATGGCACAGGTTCCTTCAGTTAACTCTGAGTTTGGCAAGGAGTGCCGTGACTGCTGGATAGTACCAGAGGGACGTAAGCTAGTGGGTGTTGACGCTAGTGGACTAGAACTACGGATGCTCGCACACTACATGGGCGACGAGGAGTTTACAGATGTCTTGCTTAGAGACGACATTCACACCAGAAATCAAATTGCTTCTGGACTTGCAACAAGACCTCAAGCTAAGACTTTCATCTATGCTTTCCTCTACGGGGCAGGAGACGCAAAGATTGGAAGCATCGTCGGAGGAACGGCAAAAGATGGCAATGCGCTTAGGACACGCTTTTTACGAAATACACCTTCTCTTGAAACTCTACGAGAACGAGTTGGATCTGCTTCTAGGAAAGGATACCTCGTCGGACTGGACGGACGAAAACTCTGGGTCAGATCAGAACATAGTGCACTGAACACACTCTTGCAGTCTGCCGGTGCAATCATTATGAAACGTGCACTGGTACTGTTGGATGACTACGCTACACAACACAAGATTGACTACAAGTTTATAGGGAACGTACATGACGAAATACAATCGGAGGTGGTTACAGAACAAGCAGAGAAGTTCGGCTGGCTCGCAGTCGAGTGCATCAAGGCGGCTGGTCTATCATTTCAACTCAGATGCCCACTTGACGGAGAGTACAAAGTTGGATCAACGTGGGCGGAGACACACTGATGGAGATGGAAATGAATTACAAAAGAGGTAAGGGAAAGTACTATAAAGATAATCCTGAAGCTGTTTGGAAACGTGACCAAACTAAAATGTTTGTAAACGGTAAATATATACCTAAGTCACACCCTCTGCACAAACCCGGAAAGTACAAGACTTTTGAGGATGCCGCTTTTAGCAGTCTTGCGAAGTACGAATTAAGCAAGGAAGGACAGGTGTACATCATCACTAACCCTAACTTCCCTGAGTGGGTGAAGGTAGGTATGGCTGTGGACTCAGAGGACAGGCTCAACGGCTACCAAACGTCTTCACCGTTCAGAGATTACGAGTTGTTCGCTTGTTGGTCAGTGTCGGACAGACGGTCTGCGGAGTCAGAAGCCCACAGTCTGCTAGAGAAAACGTATGACCGTAAGGGTGAGTGGTTTAATTGCACACCAGAGCAAGCCAGAGACACTATCTCTGAACTGATGGAGAAACACAAATGAACAAACTTTACTCACTGGTAGACGATATATACAACGTAGTGTCTACCAAAGAAGTACCAGAGGACGTTGACCTCTACGATGAGATTGACCGCTTTGGTGAGAACTGCAAACGTCTAATGACTAACCTGTTCACAGAGAAACGTGACGGACGCAAGCTACGAATGTCAAACATCGGGCGTGATGACCGTTACCTCTGGAACGTAGTGAACAACTCTGACGTAGAAGAAGAGATGACTCCTAACACCTACGTCAAGTTTATGTACGGGCATCTGATCGAAGAGATGCTGTTGTTTCTCACCAGACTCTCAGGACACGAGGTTACTGATGAACAAAAACAGTGTGAGGTTGCGGGTATTACAGGGTCTATGGACTGTAAAATTGACGGTGTTGTCACTGATGTTAAGAGTGTGTCCACTTTTGGGTTTAAGAAATTCAAGGACGGAAGTCTGGCTTATGATGACCCGTTTGGATACGTTGCTCAAATTAAAGGGTACGCACACTCCGAAGGTGAAACATCGTTTGGTTGGTTAGCGATGGACAAACAGAACGGACATCTGACGTACCTCTTGTACGACTCTGAGGACACACAGGCTCCCGTTCACGAAAAGATTGGTTACGATATAGAGGAGCACATTGAACGCATAAAAAAGCTAGTGGAGCAACCGGAGCCGCCAGAAGTTTGCCACGAAACCGTACCAGATGGCAAAAGTGGAAACAGAAAGCTCGCCGTCGGTTGTTCTTACTGTCCCTACAAATTTACCTGTTGGCCCGAAGTAAGAACCTTCATCTACTCAAGTGGTCCAAGATATTTAACAGAGGTATTCAATGAGCCGAAGGTCACGGAAATCCAAGCTGGGTAACTTTAGATCGGAGTTTGAAAAAGATGTCGCAAAGCAGTTACAACCATTTGGTTTTAGCTACGAGCCGTACCAAGTACCGTACAGGATCGAACGAAAGTACACACCAGATTTCGTGTACGAGTACAGAGGAAGATCGTACCTCATTGAGTGCAAAGGATTCTTTCGTGCAGGAGACACGCAGAAGTATAGATCGATCTCTAAGTGTCTCCCAGAGACGCAAGAACTCATCTTTGTACTGATGAAGCCTAACCAAAAAGTGAGTAAAAGTACCAAACTTACTATGGCAGAGTGGTGTGACAAACAGGGAATACTATGGTATAATATAGATACACTAAAGGAGTTGGTTGATTATGTCTCTGACACTAGAAGAAATTAAGGAGAAGTTGTTGCGGTTCTACGATCCTGACGATCTTCTAGAAGCCCTACAGATTTCATCTGAAGAAATACTAGACAGATTTGAAGATAAGTTAATCAAAAGGTTAGACAGTTTTTATGAGGAACTAGAGGAAGAAGAGGCAGAGTATGCAGAAGAGCAGTGGTGAGAACGAGTGGACAGACTACGGATCTTTAGATGATGCTAAACCAGAAGAGTGGGACAAGGTTAATAAATCCAAGACCTTCACAGGTAAGCTGTTTCACCCCAGCGACAAACACAACCCTGTGACACAGCCCGATCACTACAACAAAGGAGCGATAGAGGCCATCGAAGCAATCAAGGCGTCTATGCACCCGCAGGAGTACAAGGGGTATCTCAAAGGTAACTGCTTGAAGTACCTGTGGCGTTACGAGTACAAGAACGGCGTAGAGGATCTCAAGAAAGCACAGGTCTACCTAGGCTGGTTAATCAAGGAGGTAGGCCCGTGAAAGTAGTAGAAGGTAAGTTTGGTAACAAAGATCAAGAGAAGGACGAAATCACAACATCAGAGTTTCTGTCTGCGTTTGTAGTCAAAGCACTAAAACACGAGGAAGAGGGACGAAAGGTAAAGGTAGCCGTCATCATGTACGAAGACGGTGAGATGTTTGAAGTAGCGTCCAACGAGCAGTACCCTGACGGAGTATACATGTTACTTCAGATGGCGGCACAAGCAATCATTAACGAAACGCTAGGAGTAACTGAATAGATGGACGCATATCAACAGTACATACACAAGTCACGGTACGCTAGGTACTTACCAGATGAGAAGCGTAGGGAGACTTGGGAAGAAACAGTAGGTCGCTACGTTAACTACTGGGGCGACAGGTTGCCAGAGACTGCACGTAATGAGGTGTACGAGGCTATCCACAGCCTAGACGTAATGCCTTCTATGCGAGCACTGATGACCGCAGGAGAGGCACTGGATCGTGACAACGTAGCAGGGTTTAACTGTAGCTACCTACCCATAGATCACCCCAAGGCTTTCGATGAGATGATGTACGTCCTCATGTGCGGTACAGGCGTGGGGTTCAGTGTTGAACGGCAGTACGTACAAAAATTACCAGAAGTAGCAGAGGAGTTCCATGAAACAGATACAGTTATTAATGTGGCAGATTCGAAGATCGGATGGGCGAAATCGTTTAGGGAGTTGGTATCACTGCTGTATTCAGGTCAGGTTCCCAGATGGGACGTTAGCAGAGTACGACCTTCAGGTTCCCCGCTCCGGGTTTTTGGAGGTAGAGCATCGGGTCCAGAGCCTTTGCTCGAACTGTTCCGATTCACGGTGGACCTCTTTCGGGGAGCGGCTGGCAGAAAACTTAGCTCCATTGAATGTCACGATCTTTGCTGTAAGAT